GCCTACCGTTGACACTGCCAGCTCTAGTTCTATACATTATTTCAGGAGTAATATAAGACAAAGAAACCACAGGACTCGTTACCAAATGAATCTCCCGCATCTGCAAGTACCCTGTTGGGAGAGCATCTTCCTTGCTTCCGCTAGGTGTGCTGTCAGATACTGTAGTTTCCATAGCCCTTATCCGCAATGCTCTGTTGAATATTGCTTCACATAAAGAAATGAATTCAGGTATCCTAGTATCTAAATCATCTCTATCGAGCCAATTAGCTACCGCAGTCTGTAGCGTACCGTATGTATTAATTGCCATATCTTATGACTTACGAGAAAAGAAATATATATTCTGATTAAGAATAGCATAATTCGTCTGTATAAACCCAGGTTGTCCTGGTTTGTATAACCACATAACTATACCCTCGTTGGTGTTGTTCTGAAATACTTGTTGTCAGGATCGTTAAGATATTTCTTCAATAGTTTTGGATCTTTCTGTATTTCCCCATTAGTTTCCTTCATCCACATTTCATATACATTGAAAGGAATAGTGGCAACCCTCATACCATGATATTGTTTACCAGGAGTCAAGGGAGAGCCGTAAGTATTAGCAGCTAGTTTAGCTTCGTCTACAATTGGTTGTGCGTCCTGAACAGTATTAACCGTTATTGTCCCATCTGGTTCTTCAGATACATAGCTAGGTCTTATAGGTTCAAAATTCATATCGGCATTGACCCCCTTTCTTTCATCATCTCTTTTGCTTTCTTCATTACATTTTCTGAATGTTTATCCGGATCAAAATCTCTTTCAGTAGACTTCTTCTCAGATTTCTTTTTTGAAAGTATTTTTTTAGTTTTCATAAAAGGTTTCTCCCTAAACCATAAAGTAAATATCCATTTTTCCCCCTCTCTAGGAGTAGTCCCCATGTGCATTGACAATGGGTGGGGTTCCTTATCTTCATCAAGGTTACCAAACATAATAACCCTACCTCGCATAGACTGTATGCCAAGTCCCAAATGCGGGAATACTGTAGCAGCATCCGAATCATTCAAACAACCTATTATAGTAACTGCTCTATTACCACACTCTTCTAACCTTATACTCTTGGGTAAGTCTTCATTATGCACAAAGGCGTCCCAATGAGGTTTGTATTCTTCTCCAGGTTTGTATCTCTGGATACTCATTGGTTCAGCATGGCTAATGGGTAGATGGCACATTTCTGACATTGATTTATAAATATCATCAATGGCCTCATCCTCTCCAAAATCCATGCCTATACCCTTACTCGTCCTCATCTCATCTCTAACGTCTTTCCCGTTAGAAGCAATAAGATTAGGCTTTGGTACAGCATCTTCAGCAAAGGTGATAATGTACTGACAGAGATCATCTGCCAGCACACTATCTTGTACCACTATCGTTGGTGTACTATTGTACAATAACAATATTACGCCTTTACACCTACTATCGCACCTGAAGCACGACCATTCTTAGCTTCAAGACCATATTCCGCAAGCATCATCTGCTTTACGTTATCACCAGTCTTGGCAAGATTGAGCGTCTGGAATGGGCGTAAGTAATTAACTGACCAGTAATCCCAGTCCATTACATACACAATACCTATGCTGCCCTGATCGCAGAACCTATTTGGAACAAACTTAAATGTACCAAAGTCAGTTACCACAACATCAACTGCATTAACAGCATGGGCCATCTTATCGCCCTTGGTAACTGTTCTTATCTCAGCCAGTGAAGCACCTGCTATTGCAGATAACCTAACCTTCAGGTCGGGTTTACAGAACATCGTGTCTGGAGAACCACCTGCTTCGTAGCATCTCTGAACAACGAGATTAATCATAGCTTCGGTCAACTGAACGGTAGGCGAAGTACCTGTCTTAACAGCAGTACCATTAGCATACACACTCGAACTGACGTTGACTAAACCAATCACAGTAGAAGCGCCACCATCTATCAAATTAGACGTAGCTGTAGTTTTCGCACCTAACCAAGACTGTACACAAGCGGTCTTTGGCGCAGTAGACGTACCACCCACCGTACGTACGGAATTTCCAGTCAACGTAAATTCCATGTCTCGCTTGATTTCCTTGGCTCTCTTAGCCATTTGGTAGGCTTGCGAACTGCGTCTACCTGCAAAATCCACCGCTTCAGCAGTACCCGTGGTTGCCACCACTTTGAAACTGATCTGCGTTTGATTCTGGCCCAGGACTGTTTCTACCACAGCGTCGGCATCAGGCACATCGCCCTGTAGCTGTTGATTAGCAGCCTGAGTTGCTAACTCATCTGTCTGCCACTCAAACAGCGTATTATCACACGTTCCACGCCCAGACATAGATAGAAAGGGTGTGTCCATTGGTGATATATTATATATAATATTACTCAAGTCTTCCCGAATGCCTACGGCACTAAAGGTTGATCGAGAGTTCGTTAGAATTGCCATAATAATTTCCTCATATTAGATTTCGACAAAATCTTCAAACAGACCTGCTGCATCTTGGACGCGACCAGTCTCCTGAAGACGTTTCATTTGTTTGGTACGCACAACCTTACTTATATCAGCCTTCTCTTTCTTCGCTGAACTCCTAACTACTTTAGGCTTGTTCTTGACTTTCTTGGCTCTAGCTTTTAACTGTTTGCCTTGCATGTCTGCGAATGCTTTAGCTTCCATAAGAACGAGTATAGAGCGATGATCTACAAGCTGATTTAACTCTTCCTGGGTGTAACCCCTGGATATAGCAAACTCACCTATAGATTTAGCAATAGCTCTCTGAGTTTCAGGCTCACCCCATTCTGGTAATATACTTACCATCTTGGCATGTTCTTCCTGCAATAACTTTTGATGCTGTGCTTGTGTCTCTCTATTCTGCTGCTCGTATGCCTCTTGCTGTTTAGATTGAAGACCTCGGATTTGATCCTGCACCTCACGATATTCATCTCGTTTGGTCAGATATTCTTCCCTATCTTCTACCTTGAGTCTTTCCCAATCAGTATTTTCAAATTGCTTTGCTACACTGTAATTGGACTCGATAGCTTGAGACATAGCATTAACGTACTCTTGACGCGCTGCCTGAGTCTGGGCAATTTCACCTTGGAGATGTTGCGCTCCATTATCTAATTGCTTTCGATATTCTGCCAGCTCCTGCGTCTTTTTTGTATAATCCGCTTGTCTGGAATAACCTCTAACGAGTTCGTCTTCGGTGACCTCTACATCTTCTCCGTTTACCTTTACAGTATAGAGAGCGGTTTCTTCGACCTCCTCATCTTTAGCTTCTTCTTCCTCGGATTCTTCAGATTCATCTGTATCAGCAGCAACATCTTCTTCTTCGGCTTCTTCAGCTTCATCAGTTTCCTCTGCTTCCGGTTCAGTTTCATCCTGTTCAACGTCTTCTGTAACTTCTTCAGACGGTTTAGCTTCCTCTTTCTCTGGGTTCTCCTGGGAGTCCAATAGTCCAAGTAATGCTTCTTGCGCGCTGACTATACTTCCTGGGTCTTGCGCTAGTTCACCTACAATTTGTGGGTCTGCTCGATTGTCCACCATAATAACCTCCTAGATATAAGGGTGTTGCTTGTCAAGAATTTTAGCCATGTGTCCTGTTTCCACAATTGACGTTATATGGCCTTTTATCTTTTCTAGCAGCCTTACGGCTAACCAGATAGATTCTCTCTGATCTGTATTTTGGGAACCACTCTGTTCCCACTGACTTAGTAATTCGTTTTTTAACACTTCAAATGCTTCGTTAAATAGTTCGTTTTCGAGAAGGTTCTTAGCCCTTAACTCTCTTTCTACATTATCCATAATTATCCTATTGCCACTGGCCTCCCTTGTTCTGCTTCTAATTGAAGTTCAGCTACTTTTAACTGAGTATCAACAGAATCTTTAGCAGCTTCCTGTTGAAGTTTCTGTTGTTTAAGTTGTATATCAGCAGCTTTGATTTCCAATTCCTTATGTTTCAATTGCATCTCCGCCTGTTCTAATTGTTCTTTGGGATCAGGCTGTGGTGGTACTGTATCTGGATCGGTCAGAAAATCATCAACATTCTGGAACCCCATGTTTTTCACAAGGGCTGCTCCCATGTTGTACATGTTCTTCTCGTTTACTATCTTGAGTCCACCCCTCATGGCATCTCCGGCAAATGAAAGCATTGTCGTGAGGTGCATAAGCTGTTGATCTCTATTACCATTTCCTATACCAACTGCCACAATACAATCATATTCTTCCTTCCACATATCGGGTTTGACAGGAACCCATTTGTTTCTAAGCATAATAACTCTTTCTTTGTCTTGGTTTTTAAGGACTAACTCGTAGATGTTTTTCATTAGTTCCTTAACGCCAGTCTCTGCGAAAGATCTTGCAATTAATTCTACCCTAGACTGTGCTGCGGTCATGGTTGCGTTGACAGCAGTAGCTGTGGTATGGGAAGTTAAAGCATTATCGTTTAGTCCTTGGCTATACTTGTTTACACCACTTCTGGATTCCCTCAGTTGGTCAAGGTAACCCAGCATTTCAAAGGATGACTGTTCTAACTGCGGTGTTGCCAAAGGCATAATCGCATTAGGTGACTTGACTCTTACTATACCGCCTGGGCGTTGTGTGAGCAAATCATCTAAGTTGCATTGACCCTCAAGGACTGC